CAAGTGCTGGTAATGATTTCTTTCTAATACTATGAGCTCTTTCGTACTTTTCATATAGTTCTTTAAACTTATCTTGATCAGCAAAGAAAGCGTCATATAATCCTGGTGTATCGTTTGGATCGAAGAAAGTGATGTTTCCACCAGTAAGAAGTCTTTCATACATTAACTTATTGAATTGAAATGCATAGTCCATATGACGAACTCTTGTTTCTTCAGTACCTTTATTATTTTTAAGTACTACAAGATCTTCGAATTCATAATGCCATACGGGTAAATAAACTGTAGCTGCTCCACCACGTACTCCACCTTGAGAACATGATTTTACAGCTGATTGAAAATATTTTAGAAATGGTATAAGACCAGTATGAACAACTGAACCATCTCCTATTTTTGCACCTAATGCTCTAATTGAACCTGCACCGATTCCAATACCTGCTTTTTTACTTATGTACTTAACAATACTAGTGCTAGTAGCATTGATAGAGTCCAAGCTATCCCCAGACTCAATAAGTACGCAAGACGAAAATTGACGGGTTGGTGTTCTGACTCCCGCCATAATCGGCGTCGGTAACGATATATAAAATTGCGATATCGCATCGTAATACTCCTTGACATATTTTAGTCTATCATTTGTATACTTTGCAAACAACGTTGCAGCAATCATCATGTATAATATTTGAGGAGTCTCATATACTTCTTTTGTTCTTCTGTCTTGAACTAAATACTTACCACGAAATTGTTCCATACCTGCATAGGTAAATGAATCATCTCTATCATGTTTGATATAATCATTTAATTCGTTTATTTCGTCTTCAGTATATTTTTCAAGTATATCTTTATCATATACTCCACGTTCAACATTCTTTTTGATTACTTCTAATAGTGACCAAGGTTGATAATCACCATACACTTCTTTACGTAACTTATAACTTATAAGTCTTGCTGCTACGAATTGATAGTTTGGTGTATGATCTGATATAAGTTCAGCGGCTGATTTGATGAGTAATTCATGTATGTCATAAGCAGGAATTTTATCATAGAGCTGTATATTAGATTTAAGTTCTATCTCTGACATAGAGACTCCACTTATATCTTCAACTGCCCATTCTAAAACTCTATGTACTTTTTCTAAATCAAATGACTGAACACTTCCGTCACGCTTTGTTACATTTATTGTAGTTGTTGCATTCATAATAATATATATTATACCACAAATCTTGCGATTTGTAAACGATTAATTGAAAAATTTATCCACGAATATCAGACACAGCTTCAGGTTTTTGTATTCCTACACCTACACCTTTTTCGCCATTGGGCATTGTTACATCTCTATAGTATATAACAACTTCTCCTAACTGTTTGATATATCTTTTGAGTTCTTGCATATCTTCAGCCATAACTTTATAGTCACCGACTGTAGTTGCTACAAATACAATGTCTCCATTGTTTTGCTCTTTGATTTCATCTAAAAATCTGTCTAAATATGTATAACCTTCAGGCCAATCGGGATTATCTCTTTCAGATAAATCACAGGTCTTTGGTCTCTTAAATTTTTCATTACCTTCATCGTCAAACTTTTTAGGTTCGAATGGTATTGTTGCTTTACATGGATTTGCGATAACAGCTTCAGATACAACCCACCATTGAGGTGCAGTCAATTCCACAGGACGTGGTAAATCTGGTTGCATAATATCTATTTGTATTGGTTTAGATACTACTTCTACTTTCTTTGTAGGTAATAATGAACAACCACTAATTGCTATTATTAGGATTGCCGATATTATATAATGCTTCAGTATCATCTTCCATTCCCTCCATCACTTCTTCACTTGCTTTATTAAATCTATTTTCCATTAATCCAGGCTTCTTTAGAGCAAGTAAGTCTAAATTATGCCTTGAGAATATTGCGAGATACTCTGCCTTTTCCTTTTCGATTTGAGCATTTTGTCTGCTCATGTTCATGAGAGCTTTACCTTGTTTTTCGTATTGCTCTTTCATAATTGCCATTGTTTGTTTTTGTTCTTCAACGGCAGCTTCCAATTTTATATTATTCGCTGTGAGAGTTTGATTTTCATTATAGAGATAATAACCTCCTAAACCCATAACAAGAATAATACCTATAAACATTTGATTCATTATTCTTCCTCTATTTTATATCTTAATCCAGCCATACCTCTTATATGAACTTTACGTTTATCTTCAGTTACAAATCTTAACTCTTTAAAATTTGCTTTAATTACTTTTCTCACATGTTCATAGATTTGATCATCAGCGTTTCCCCATTGCTGATCAAATGAAACTACTATTGTATATCGTGTGGAAAAGAGTCTAGTTAACCAATACCAGAATTGTTTGATTTTATTTAGAATTAATTTTAATTTGCTCACGTGCTGCTCTCCTTGCGAGGATACGTTCTACAAACTTTTTACCCTCTTTAGTTCTGCCATCATATATTCTTTTTTGGACTTGTGCTTTATGCTTTTTGTGTTTGTCTTTAGGCATCATATCAGCAGGCATTGAAACACCACCATGAGCTACAGCGTTTGCAGCTGCGTCTTCCCACATATCATTATAATCTTTGAATGTCATTCTTGATTTAATCATCTGCTAATATCTCTATTTGTTATGTATATATCTTGATTAGTTCTTTTATGTTTAACTCTGTATATATTTATATGAGCAAAGCTCCCAACTGCTGTTTGTAGATCTTCTACTACTATTCTTTCATTTTTGAAAGCAATAGGTTCACCAGTCTCTACTGATACTGCGTCTTCTTGAAGAATATAATTACCTGGCATGAGTCTATCTTCATAGTCTTGATACCAAGTATTTTCGTTAATTTCGTTTATTTCTAAATCAGTTTCCAAGTATTTTTCTAATGATTTAATAATTGCTTTTTCAGACATGCCTGTATGTTCTTTAATTAAAAAGAGTGCTGCACCGTATCGTGCAACAACTGATTTACCACCAGGTATTTTTGCTAAGAGTCTTTTGATATTAAATACAAGTCTATGAAAAACTGTATATGCGGATTTTTCTTCAGGTGAATTACGCTCAGCTGCTTTTTTAAGAACCTTACCATCTTTATCGATGATTCCAAGTTCAAATGCAGGTGTCTTCTCGAACGGAGTGACAAGAAGTTTCAAAAAGCGAAACGCGTAAAATAAATCTCCTGTTCTAGATATTAATCCCATTAAAGTTCTCTTAATATATCGACTATCGTCGGATCCATTGCTACCTCAACCTTTTCATCCTCTGGTAGATAGTGAAGATATACTAAGAATGGTTTGATATATTGATAGTGATGTTGTTCTATCTTATACCATATCATTCTATTACAGGCTTCGATTCCAAACACATTATATAAGACAATTAGGTGATTTAGAATTAATCGTTCTTGTAATTCACCATGTTCTTCATATCGTGTAAGAAGTCTTTTAAGATACTTAAATCTACTTAAGTCCTGTTTAAACTCTTCAACATCCGTACATTCCGGATTGTTATAATGTTGAGAAGCAAAAAGCTTAAAGTTCTTACTATTCAATTCATCAAATACTTTCATCATATATTATATATAACGAATGTCTTAGTCTGATTCTTTGTCTGCTTCGTAATTTTTATCTACGTAATCAAAAAATTCTTTTTTCTTATCGCCTTCTAATTCGTCAGGTGATTTTACGCCAAACTTTTTAAGTGCTTTATTAAAGAATGCTTGGTACTTCTTTTGCTTTGCTGAAAGCTCTTCTTCCTGAGACTCTTCGTCTTCTTCATCGCCGTCTACTTCAACTTCGACTTCGACTTTTTCGTCTTTCTTTTTTTCTTCCAAAGCTTCTTCTTTCATTACTGTACCATCTTCTTTTTCGCCAGATTTTTTAACAACATGCTTGTCTTTAAAATCTTTTTCGCCTTTAGCTCTTGGCTCTTCGACTTCATTGACTTTTGGTTTTTCATGAACATAACCTTTTTTAGCGTATGCTTCATGTTCTGCCTTGTCTTTGACTTCGACTTCTTCACCGTTTTCAGGGTGATACATTTTATGAGGATATTTTACTTCCTCTTTTTTGACAGCTTTACCTTCCATTACGTCTTTGACGGTGGCTGCAATGCTGTTTGTGATATCGTCATTAAATTTCATTTTTTTCTCCGTTAAATTTTATCTCCCAAGTGTACTATGTATTCCCATGTAATGGCCGATATAAGACCAACCACGATAACCCAAAATACCTTGTTAATTATATTGACCGTGCTAGCATTGCTGTTAACCATTAGCTCAACTCGATCTATTCTATTTATAAGATTTAGCATTTGCTCTGATTGCTGTTTATTAAATTCAGTCAGAGTTGTAATCTTTTCTTCGGCTCTTGCTAATGAAACAATAGCATCAGCCATCTGATCAATCTTTTCTTCTAATCGATCCAGTCTTTGAGACTGAATAGTGTAAACTTGATTATCATCCATTTTTCTTTATTATCCTACACTTAAGGTTATTATAACCTTTGATTAATCGATGATATTCGCCTTTTGGTATATCGAATATCATTCCTGGTTTAATATGATAAGGTAAACAATTGTCGTATTGAAATTGCCAACCTTCACCTTCGAGAATTTCTACTTCTCGATCTTCGCCATCACGATGCCATACATATTCATCGTCATTTCGATTAATATCGAATTCTCTAATTTCTCCTCCTACATCATATTCTGACATAAATGGAAAATCAATTCTACCAGAAATAGTTTCCGCCACCTTTAAGTCCTAATTCTTTAGCATATTTCGGTAATCTACATGCCCAATAACCTGCTTTCATTTTGTCTTTCTTCATATCACAATTATGTCTAGAAGCAAAATTTCTTGCAGCTTCGCGGTCATTTATTTTAGATGTGAGACCGCCTTTCGCATCTCCAAAGTTAATCTTCTTGACATTACCTGTCTTTGGGTCCTTTACGTATACTACATACTTACTTGGACCAGAAGATCTCTTTGGTTTATTAAGTTCAGGTTGTTCGATCATTGGCTGTTCTAATGGCACATATGTACCTTCGTATAGACCAAATCTTTCTTGTATATGTTCTAAAAAACTATCCACCGAATTCGTGTCCTGCAACTCTTTTCATTTGTTTTTTATACTCATTAAAGTCTGGTTTAGACTTATAGAGTTTAATAGAGATTTCATCTCTTTCTTTACCTTTAATACGCCAGTTATAACCTTTTTCTTTATGTTCTGGATCAGTAGTTTTTACAACACGTCTCTTGTAACCCTGTTCCCAAGTCTCACCTTTGTATTTACCTTCGCCTTCTAAGAAGAGTTTAAAATTTTTCATTTGCCCTGAGCTGATTTCATGGCTGCAGCTGTAGGAGCACCTTTCTCTCCTTTCTTTCTCATCTTTTCGCCACGCTTTCTTTTTTGATTTATATTATGCCATAAACCTTTTTTCTCTTCATTATTATTACCGTAATCTTGAGACTTACGTCTCTTCATACGTCTATAAGCTATTTGAGCATCTTTTTCCATTCCTGGATTTGTTAATAAAAAGTCTTTAAATCCTATCATCTTTTTAAATCGTATCTAAATGTACGTCCTTTTGCTTGTTTCTTTTTAGTTATACCATAACCTGCTATTTTTGCTAATGTCTGTAATGTTGGCCAACCTTTTTCAAACTGTTTTTTTAAATGTAATTTAGAGAAATCGTTTTCTATTTTACTGAGTATAGAACGAACCATATCCATATCACTTGCTACATATGAAGCTTCGTTTTGTGTTTGTTCTCTTAACTCTTTAAACGTTTTCATTAGCTATCTACTTCTATTTCTCCATCCCATTTGCCTTGAGAAATTTCGTATTGGTAATTATATAGTTCGTTTTCTGCATCTGCAAGACCGTCTAATATTTTGCTTGGGCCGTAGAAACCACCATTGTTTTGAAACCCTTGAAGCTCTTTATCAAGTTTTTGAATACCTTTAATAAGAGATTTAATTTTTTTAACTTCAAGCTTTCTATCAAATTGTTTATTGTAATATTTCGATTTTCTAGCATCATGTGGTTTTAGTCTTTCAGTAATTTCTTTTCTCATTTCTTTAAATGTTTTCATTTAACTTCTCCCTGATCGACTTTATTCTGTAAAAAGTCTTTTGCAGTATCTAAATAATCAGCAGCTTTTACAAGTTTGTTTACCCACCATGATGGATATTCAGAGTCAGGTTTTATTTGACCTAATAGCTGTTCAGCATTTCTTTTTAAAGATGTTAATTGATTCTTTACATTAGCAGAATCGATATGACCATCTTCTTTTGCTACTACTTGTCTTCTATATGCTTCTTCTAAGTTCATTTTTCTAAAAGATTTTGTATATCTTGTTTAATTTTTTTAAATTGTGGACTTCCATGTTTTACACCCATTAAGGAGTTAAACATTCCAGCTAATTTTTCTTGATCAGCTGGCTTTAATTTTTTTCCTTCTTGAACAGATTCATTTGCTGCTCTTAAAGCATCTTTAACAATAGGATCATTTGATAATCCACGTTTCATTGCTTCAATCTTTTTAACTGCAGGAGTCATAGCACCACCCATATCTAGAGCGATTTTTACAGCAGCTGCAACTAAAGAAGCAGGAAATTTACTTCTATATTTTTCTCTAATTTCTTTAAAATTTTTCATTAGCTTCCTCTTACTTGTTTTGCGAGATCAGCATCTGCCTTACCCCACGTTCCTTTTGATTTAGTCACGAACGAATTGACTCTTGCCAATCCCCATTGAACTGCAGTTGTTCCAGGTCTATGTCCTGTTCTCCATGCTGCAACTCCTCTATTAAAAACTTTCTTTAGTATACCTAATGGCATACCTGATTTGTCAGCTTTCTTTTTCAAAGCTGCATCTGTACCTTTTGCTTCAACCATAAAGTCTTCAAAGGTAAGATGTTCTGCCATCTCACCATACATTTGTTTAAATTTCTTTGTATGTTTAGATGGTTTTGTTTCTGCTCTTGCATCGCCTGGTGCAGGTTTATATGCCTTTGGATCATCATCATCCATTTTAGCTTGCTTTTTAAATTGAGCAGCTCTTTTGGACTTTGTTGATTTACCAAGACCTTTATAATAACCGGCTGGCTGAGAACCTTTTCTTTTACCAATATCAGGATCTTCCTTTTCATTGAAATGTCTCTGACCTGGTGTATCTTTTAGGTATCTCATGAGACCTTTAATTGTTCCCCAGTCTCCTGCACCACCTTCTTCAAATAATTCAATAGCATCTAACCAAAATCTTTTCTTTATAGATTCGGCTTCAACCATTACATAGTTTGTTCCACAAACAATTATTTCTCCTAGCTCGTTTGTTTCTTTTATTCTGACGATGTCTCCAACTTTAAAGAGACTTCCTTCAACGTAATCTTCTCTCGTTTCGGATACTGGTGGTAATTCTACATGCTTTCTAAAGCTGTGAGACTCTTTTAATCCCATACCCTTACGTACTGCGTTGAATAAATCTGTTGGATTATAGTTCGATGGGAGCCCTTTTGAAAATACATTCAAATCGTTTTGTTGAGCGGCGGCTCGCATCTTGGAAGCTGACATACCAGTTGCTCCTTCAGCATCTGGATCTCTCTCCCCTGCACTTACTACATTAATTGCACCTTCGAAATTATAAAATCCGTGCTTTGCTTTTTGACCGTTATATTTGTTTAAGAGTATATCAAACTCTCTTACACGATCGCTTCCTGCGACCATAGTTACTTTTGTAAAGCCTTGATCGTAAAGTTTTACTGCAATATCGAGTACGTTACGAACATCTTTATCGGCCATTACGTTACGCGCATGTTTAGGAAACATTTTACGTAAAAATTTTATTTTATCTTTAAATTGAAGTGGATTCTTCTTTGGATCTACTGACTTCGAAGCATAGATTCTATAAGCACCTGAACGTGCTACTTTTTTTAACTGATTAAAGAGTTTCTCATGACCAATCGTAGGCGGATTGAATCGCCCAAATACGAATGATACTTCTTTTGTGTCTTCAGTTAAAAAATCACTGAATGATTTAATTGACATTTATATCCTCGGTTACCCATTAGCCTGGATTATCCCAGCCTTTTATAATATCTGGCGAGAAGTTATTTGTAGAGAATTCCATTCTATCTACTAACTTCACCGCACCACCTTCCATACGATCTATAGCCACAAAGCCTTCTACACCGGTGACTTTAAATCCGGATTTTGTTTTAACAAACGTCCCAATTTTTGACAGTCTGTTAAGTTTATTTATAATAATTAATTTGCTATCTATAACTAAATTTTGCAAATCGAATATATTTTTTAAGTTTTTTAAGTTCTTTTTGTCAAAAAACTTTAATAATTCATCTCTTTTTTGAATTTGTACATCCTTTCCTTTTTGAGATGTTCTCTTTGCAATTTGTTTTGCATATCTATCTGTAACAAATTGTATTAAACCTTTAGCATGTTTGTTAGTATCTTTAATTCTCTGACCTTTTCTTACCATAGTGTTATTATAAACATTGATAACGAGGTTAAGTTCTTTATTCTTTTCAATTTCTTTTAATGTATTTGCTGCTATTTTCTGAAATATTTTTCCTGCTTCTGATAATTTTTTAGATATAAGTATACTGTCTGCTTTTGTTAATGTTGCTGTTCCTGATAAATCTCTGAGTGTTGCATCTTGCATCCAAACGTTTTTATTGGGTCTTAATTTTGGTACAATTTCTTTTCCAAACTCAGCTTTCATGCTTTCAAAATCAGCTCCACTATAAGTTGTATGCCATACAATACCAATCTTTGCTGCTTTGATTTCTTTTGCTAAGGGCGTACCATCAGGTACAGCATAAAGAATAGTATTAGGATGGAAAGTAATATGCTGGACTCCATCAATCTTCTCCTTTTTAATATCATTAGCATCAAACATAAAGTCACCTTGTATGACTCCTTTGATACCAAGATCTTTTAAATTATCAAATGCCAATTTAAGCTTTTTGTTAAGGTCTCCTGAAGTATCTGCATCTATATCAGCATGATTCTTATACACTTTAGGGTTTTTGGCAAAAATACCTTTTTTTGCTACAAAGAATTGTCCATCACTTGGATCTTCTCCAGCAAATACGGCGGGGGCTCCGTCCCACTTGACAGTAACATCCATAGGTGCTTTTGTGTTACCGCTCAACATATCCCTCAGTGATCTTAGCGCTAGGATTGCTTGGCGAGCCCCCTTAACTCCTCCGTCAAGAATCAAATCCTCAATGTGAGTCATATGAGTATTCTTTCCTGCGGCTTCTGTTAAGTAACCTGTTAAAGATTTCATTTATTCATTTCCTTAGTTTTTTGTTTTAACTTTTCTAAATGATCTGTCCAAATTTTATATGCTTGTTGTATATTCTTTTTCTTTTCTGGATCTTTAGTTGTTTTAATTGCTTGTTTTGCTCTTTGTTGCATTACTAATGTTGCTTGTACTTTATGAGCATGTTTTCTATCAGCTTTATTAATAATACCTATACCTTTTTTAGCAGTTTCAGCGTCTTTAAATCCAAGACCATGTATTGTTCCTCTTGGATCTTCATCTGTATACAAATCGCTATGACTAGAACTACCTTTATGCTGTCCTTTTTTACGAGGAGTTCTTTTATCAGCTTCTAAAAACATTTTAAAGTTTATCATGTATAAACCTTTACGTATGCGCTGGAATCTTCTGCTTTAGATCCAGCATAATTAACTATTTTTGTAATCCATCTATTTGCTTTAGGTCCTGTATTTAATGAAACATAGTAACATACATATAAACAACCGAGCTTAGATGATATCCAGTTTGTGTCTTTACTTAAAAGATTCTTTTCAAAATCTTCGTACTTATCATTCTTATAAAAATGATTATACAATTTCCAAAATATTGCAATTCCTTTTTTGTCTTTCTTTGTTGCTATTTTCTTTGCAATAGCATAGATGCCTGATTTATGATTTGGTAAATTCTTTCTAAATACTTGTTTAGTAGCATCTTGCATTACACCCCAACTTGCTCCACCGCCTCTTGCAGTTTTAAGAACAATTTCAGCTTTTACATTTGAGCCTGGTGAGTTATCTTTAAGAGCCATTTTACCATCATCATAAAATACTGTTGCGCCTTTATTTGACCAGAAGTCTCCTCTCTTTTCTCCTTGAAAGAGTATCTTAGTAAGCTTATGATCGTCTGTATCTGGTGGTAATTTAATATTATACTCAGTAATCTTTGCTGATTTCTTTACAAGTTTTAATGATATACCTACTAATGTTCTATTAGCAAAAGCTTCTAATATTGATTCATTTAATGATTTAATACTATCTGTTTTCAGGCTTTTTACATCAAAGCTTTTATCAATCGCCCATATATCGCCTGGATTCCATTTATCATCTTTCATAGCTTTAATATCTGAATTTTTGTATGCAAAGTTTTTTAGTGCATAAATTAAATTCATCTTTTTATCATTTCTATGAAATGTCATATTCTTATGAATATATTTTTTCTTTATAAGTTCATACGCTGATAAATGAGAAGAACTAAACCAATCTCCTTCAACAGTTAATACCTCATCTAATTTAGCATCAACAAAAACTTTTTTATATGCTGCTGTAAGTATTTCGGGAGTAAAGAATTCTTCATCTTGTAATCCATGATCGAGCATTGCTTGACACATAACACATTGATGAGATTCTGTTATTTTAGTATTAAGTGAACCTCCACCAGATCCTCCACCACCGCCAAAGACTGATGATTTACCAAGATCAGATGTTGTATAGTTTTTACCATCAGTTGTCATGAATGGTATTGCCATCTTTTTATCTTGTTTACTTGCTTTAAAATCTTGTAGTTGTTGAATAAGCTCAGGAGTTTTTTCAATCGTAACACTACCACCTTTTGCTAATTCTACTGGATCGCCTTTTTGAATAAGACGAATGAGAATATCAATCCTTGGTTCTTTGGTAATACTGTTGACCTTATCAAGCTCCGCAGGAGTCATCCTTACGGCTTCTTGTAATCCTTTAAACTCTGAGAACTTACGCATAGTAATACTATTTATAATAGTTTATACGTCAAAAAATTTATTTGGAACTATGTTGCCTTCATGATTGAATGCTATAATTTTAGCATCATGCAATTTATCAACTGTTCTTGAAGCTCCTTCTTTAATACCTGCTTTCCACGCCTGCCAGGATGCGCCAGTTAAACAAACTGCAAATACTAAAAATTCAATCATAATTCTACTCTTGTAAGATTGGTGTCATAACCTTTTTTCTTCATACCTACTTGAAACATTACTGCTTCTTGTAGTTTTGCAAAAGTATATTCAATTTGTTTTACATTTTTATCATAGAATGTAACTTTAAATGCTGGTAACTTTTCTTTAGTAGCCATAAGTATATCTCCTGTGTACGTAAACATCTATTCTTTGAGCATGAGCAATAGGACATTGTCCTGTTTTAGCTCTCCATCTATCGTAGTTTGGATTCTTTCTTCCATATCTACCTTTTAATGATACTCTGAATTTAGCACCATGTTTACCTGAGTATTTATTAACGTATTTAATTACGTTTCTCAATTCTTCGATTTTAAGCATAGATCCAGCATCTTCTGGATATGCTGTAAACTGATAAGCATCAGTTCTAGTTTTTTGCGATTGTTTTCTGGTTTGGTCAGTCCAGCCTGATTCAATATGTAATGCACCCATTATAATTCCTCTATTTGTTTTAAAATTAATTCAACTTCATCTTCACTAAGATGTCCTATTACATCATCGGTAATTGGACTAGTATAACAAAGCTCACCACCTTCTAATACTGCTAATTCCCATTTACCTTGAGCATATCCATAAGAACCTTTGTGTCTGATAACTGAAGCACCATACCCGTTATCAAATTCATAGGTTTTTTGTATGCCACCATAATGTTCGTTTATTTCTGTAGGACTATACATTAATGACTCCTTAATTGATCGTTACAAAATACACCATCAAAAAAATGATTGCCTTGAAAGCCTTCAACAGTATCGCCAAGTTCTCCGCGATTCATAATACTTTCGAGAGCAAGATCAAATTTATTATCCATATCAGTTTTTGATGTCATAAGTTTAAATTCATCTTCTGTAAGTTTAATTACAACAGGTATTGTAGTTGCAATATGCTCAAACTTTGCAGTAAAAACGTCTTGTTTCATTTCTTCAGTTTTACCTGTAATTGGATTTGTAATAAATTTTTTCATAATACTCCTTATACTCTATTATCAATTTCATCGACAAGACTTTCAATTCTTTCGATTGTTTGTTGCTGTTCTTCTACTTTTTCAGTAAGTTCTTTTACTAATTGAATTAATACTTCTATTCTTGCTGACATTATTGTGGTCCCTCCGGTAATTCTTCAAATCTTTTATTTACAAGAGATTCAATAACTTTATTTCTATCAGTTAGTGCAACTCTTTCATCCCAAGAATCGCAAACACCTGGTTTCATTCCACCTTCTAGTTCTCTTAAAATAGAACCTGTGCTCATTTCTGAGACCTCGTCAAAAAGTCTTTCGAGGATTTGTTCGTTTATGTGATTACTCATTATATTCTCCTTATCAATTTATACGTTAATTATACCACAGTTCGACGTAAATGTAAACTGTTTTGGTGAAAAAAGTTGAAAAAACTTGACACTCTTATCACCTTTCATTTTTTACTAGACAAAATTTCTCCACGGTTCATAACAACTATCACAACCTATTGCGCTATTATCACAACCACGATTGTCATCTAATATTTCGAGATTAATTTCATCAAAAATGTCTTTTGTAAGTTTTACCATATCATATCTTTCATAACCTTTTTTATATTCGAATTCGATTGATATAGGTCTTACATCAATATGATTTTCGCTGATATCGGTATCTTTTATGATACCTGTATATCTTTTATTATTTAAGATGAACCGACATAGCTCGATTCCATCTCCAAGTTTAGTCCATGATTCAAATAATTTCATTACGCAACCTCCACATAACCAGCAGCTTTTCCATAAAAGCCTAATTCTTCTAATTTTAATACGAGTGAATTAAATCCGTAAGGTGAAGGATTATCAACACCATTATATAGGTTACCATTTTCATCGTGTGAAGGATATAATCCAACAGTCATTGGATCATCGATTACTAGTTGAGTACCTTCAAGTTCAGGATAGTCAGAAATATATCTTTCAATAAGATATTTTCCTTGTTCAAAGATGTTAGCATCTTTAGTTCTTACTTCAAAATCTATGATTTCAAGTCCAGGTTGAGTTAAAGAAGGTTCCGGTTGGTTCCCTAAGATTTTATAATTTAATTCCATTTTTTCTCCTTATCAATTAATTATAGTACTATTATACTACATTCTCGGAAAAAGTAAACGGTTGTAGGTGAATTGTTACACAATTGTTACACAGCTGTAACACAACTGTAACATAACTAAAGAAAAGGGGAGTATGAAACTCCCCCATGATATTTCATTATAAAAGGTTATTATACTTCTTTTGCAATAAAAGTGTAAATACCGTAAGCAAGGGCTACCCAAGCTACTATATCAACTAGTCCACCTAGTAATAGGTAACCTAGTGATAATCCGACGATAACACCGCCGTCCCAAGATGTTCTTTCTGACCATCTTGCTAAGAGCCATGCTTTTGCGTTATTTAACATATCCATATATTCTCCTCTATATTTTGAAGTCAGCAAAAGAGTCATTACTTTCTCTTTCACCAAACTTATTTATCGGCTTATCTGGCGTCATGTCAGACATAATGTCAGATTGAGCCGACTCCTCTACATCATATAGTTTCATGCGGGAACGATCAACACCAATCACGAATCTTCGATACTTGGTTGGATCGTTATATCTATTTTTCAATTGTTTTACCATCAATTGACCCAGTTCTTCAAGTTCCTCTGTTGAAATAAGAGCAAACATCAGATCGGCCGTTGCTGGCAAACCAAATGATTCAGATGTATCCTCTAGTCCTAAATCAGTATTTGAATATCCTGACCTGGTAGTCTGCGTAGCAGAGACTATTGGTACATTGAATTCTACAGCTAAACCACGCAGTTCTTCTGCAATGGCTTTTATATAGCTGTAACTATTTATACTTCCTCCCAGCCCGCGCATCCTACTTGATGCACAAATATTTAAATAATCAATGTAGATCATATCTGGACGAAAGTTCTTTTTAAGCTTTAATTCGTTCAATAAAGCTCTAAAATGACCTGTATGAGCAGCACCTGTTGGATATTCTTTGATTATAAGTTTACCAATAGATGATTTTGCAATCTTTCCAATCTTATCATTAAATACATTTTTAGGTAGTGATGATAATTGTTCAATTGGAAGATTCATCATATTCGCATCGATTCTTTCAGCGATACGTTCTTCAGCCATTTCCATAGTTATATACAAAACATTTTTACCCTGTTCAAGTACCGATGCAGCGCAATGACACATGAATAAAGATTTACCTACACCAGTACCAGCCAGAGCAATGTTAAGTGTCTTATTAGGTAGACCACCTTTTGTTATTTTGTTAAAGTAATCAAGATCAAACGGTATACGATCTTCTTTTTTATTATAGAAATCAAACCTTTCATCAGAATTATCGATATAGTCATGACCTATTGCTTGATCGAAAGAAACTCCAAGAGCATCCGAAAGTATTTCAGGTATAGCACCTTCACTTCGTTCTTTGTCCTTTCCATCAATAATAGTAATAGAATCCATAATTGCATTATAGATTGCTTTTTCTCTACACCATTTTTCTGATTCTCTTATAAGATATTCAGTATCAATATCTGATTTTTCATTGATTTCTGAAATAAGTCTTGATGCATTATTCAATACATCTTCAGGAGCATTAATCTTTCTGAGTTCAAGCTCCAATACTTTTGCTGTTGGTAATTTATTATGACTACCAACAAAATGAACTATAAGATCAAATACAGTCTTATGACTACCTTCAAAGTATTCTTTCTTTAAATAAGGTACGACTCTTCTACAGTACTCTTCGTTATTAAGAAGATGATTCAGTATGTGAGTCGGTAGTTGATTCGTTATTTCCAATTCCTATAACTCCTATGTTGTTTTCATTTGCATAGTCTAAACTATCTGTTATTATATATTGTAGTACAGCGCCAAGATGATTTTTAAAAGCTTCATCATCATTTAATTCATTGATGTCATGCTCAGCTGGATCTTGTATTGTAAAATTAAATGTTAATGTAGCTAGGTCAAGTTCAGGACTTTCTTTAATTCCAACTTGACCATAGATTACAATAACATCTTTCCATATTCCAGTCTTCAGTTTGACACCGTGAAAAGCGCTGTCTTCACGTTCTACGATTGCATAATCTTTTTCAGTTATATTATACATCGTCTGATTCAATATCTAAATCAATATCCAATAATGGCTTATGACCAATTGAATAATAAGATTTGACAAACTCTTTAAAGTCTGAGTTCTTAAAGATAGGATCCCAGAACTTTTTATTAAGTGTATCTTTTTCTCTTACTTTAGGTTCAAGTATTTCTCCAGTCTCCATATCAACTGCAGCATACCAACCTACATTTGGTTTAGTTACATATCCACCAGCCATTGCTACATCGAGCAATCCACTATACGTTTGGATACCACCTTCCCAAGATACTGAGATAGGTACTTTAGATTTTTCTTTTACAAATCTAGATTTTTCTACATTAATTACAAAATGATATCCTTGAATCTCTGATCCTTTTTTATCTTGTTGTCTTCCAATAATCCAGATGTTATCAGCTGAGTAGTAAATACCTGTACCACCTGATACAACATTCTTAGGAAACAATCCAATCTCTTGATAAGTATGGTTCACAGCAAGTAAAGGGACGTTCTTCATTGTAAGATAAGGAGTGACCATTCGGAACAGTCCCTTTAATGCTTTAGCTCTCGACATATCAGCAACTGATTTCTCATTGAGAGCATCTTCCAACTCTTTCTTTGATGCAAGGTTACCAATTGAATCAATAACGATAACAACCTTGTCTCCCCTTTCAATATTTTCGAGTTGGCCAACTAAGTCAAACTTTAATTGTTCGACATCTGTGATTGGTGTATGTAGAACTCTTTCTGTATCGATACCAAATGATTCGAAATATTGTTGGGGTGAACCAAACTCTGAATCATAAAATAACATTACAGCATCTTCATATTGTTTTAAATAAGCTGCACCCATTAATAAAGCAAAACTGGTTTTGAAATGCTTTGATGGACCAGCCAATACAGTAAGACCTGAAGTAAGTCCACCATCAATATCACCGGATAAAGCGACATTAACCATTGGTACTTCAGTCTTGATTATATCTTTTTCAGCAAATAATACTGAATCCGAAAGAATAGAAGTATCTTTGATCTTACTATTCTTTTTAAGTTTATCCATTATAGACATTATTCATCCTCCTCAGAATTAAAATTTTCTATTTGAGCTGTGTGTAATGCAAATTCAATATCTGTTCCAATACCATTTTCTACAGCTAATTCAGCAAACTGATCCATATCAGTTCTTGTCATACGACAAAATGTTTCAACTAAGTTTTTAATTTCCATTACTTTCTCCTAAAGCCTCTCGGCAAGTTTGATTGTTCGGACATACGAACTTCTTTACGATGCCGAGCGACTGCTTCGGCTTTTTTTCTTTTTCTTTTTGCAGTAGGTTTTTCATAGAATTCTCTTTTACGAACCTCCTGTATAATACCAGCTTTCTCAACGGCTTTTCTAAATTTTCTTAGAGCCACATCGAAAGGCATAGGCCTTGCTGGTCTTTTATCTCTTGGATGCCTTTTCTTTGGCATCAAACTAATACTTGGCATATATCACTCCATTTGTTTTTATTTTTATACTATCTATTATACCATAAAATCAGTGAGTTGTAAACTGTTTTTTTCAAATTCATAGGATCTTTTTTTATTATCTTGTACTAAGAATTTGGTATCGATAGTATCTAATTGATTATTTAAATATTTTTGTACCATACGAGCTGGATGCTCTGCAGTAGTTACTGGTACATTTTGACATATATGATTTAATGATCGTTTTGCATTTAATAATTGAAAGTCGTTTGGTAACTTCATAAGACTTAATGATTCTCTTACTGTAAGGAATCGATCTTCATCTGGATGAGTAAGTGATGTTGGCATATGACCTACAAACGCTCCAATTTTATCCTTTGGAATCTCAACTCCTTTTCTCATAATATTACCACCTGCTTTAAGCTTATGATATGCTCTATCGCATTTCTTTGCAACATTATCATATCCATGCTCTCGCATCCATTTTGCAACTTCTTTATATGTGGTATGTTCTTCAATGTAGTCTTGAACGTTTGTTGTTTTTTCTATCTTAGCTGAGAACTCAGCATGAGTAATTCCACCTTCAATTACTTCTAGTATATATTTATAGTAAGGATCGTCTGAAGGCTTTTTATCATTACAAAGAATTTGACTCATTGGATCGTCATCTCTTTTCTCTACAGCTCTAATATCATCAGCAATCATTGATGGTTGTTCTAATACATAATCAAATAATGGTACACGATTATCTTTCCAAAAGAAATAGAATGTACGATCTCTTACTTGTGAAAGACCATGCAATATTGATTTTGTTTTAAAGATACTAAATGTATATCCATTTGCTTCACCTATCTTACGTAAGCGACGTACTACAGGCTCTCCCATCTTTGAAGCCAACCTAGGAGCATTTTCTCCCCAGAAGACTTTCGGTTTCACTTCAGTTAACACATATTCTGCTGATTTGTACATCCAATCATTCATGGCATTATCACTTGAAGCAGAAGGACTGAGGGAACTTAGACCTGCACATGGGCATACGGTATTAATCACATCAACTTTTTCTGTGTAACTCGCTCCCTCTGAGAGGTTCAAATATGGGACACTATGATTATAATAATTTAATAAGTGTTCTTCATTAGCTTGAAAGCCCTCAAATGTCAGAAAATACTTTGGCTTTTCTCCAAAAACATTTTCCATTGCGATTGTTTCTCCACCTATAAGTGGTACGATACTAGCATAACTCATGCAAAAAATTCCTCCAAACTATTTGTTTCCATACCATTCCAATACGGATAGAACTCTCTTGATAAATGAATTGACTGTGGTTTCTCCATATATTTAAAATCAAGTTGTCCTTGTTCATTATATAAATGTTGTGTCCATCTTATAATACCATATTCTTTTTCTATATAGTCATTGAATTGATTTCTAAAATCATTTCTTTCTGACCATGATCCGTAAAATGGCTGTCCCTTATAAAAACCTGATTGTGGTATTTTTCTTGATGGACATTCAATAGGAAGTAATTCATAAATCTTTGCTTTATACTTCGATGCTTCTTCAATATATCTATCAGCTAAATCT